ATGAAGATTGCACACAGTTTGCAGCCAACAATTCCCGATTTTCGCACATGGTTCCATAAACTCGTACGACATAGTTGGTTATCGGTTTCATAAACGAAACCAACACATTACTCGACATTATATTTTTACACTGTATTCAGTGTGTTATGTTTTAACTCCTTATTTTACATAAAGGAGTTAAATGTTTTCATGTCTTCGCACCATGTTTTTCATTTATTGAAATTTTTCGCACTGGTTATGCTTTAATTGCTGTAGGCCGTACCGCACATGCCGCTCAGAACACGCAGCACATTGTAATTAACCGCATAAACACGAACCTTCGCAGTGTCGGATCCACCAATTGCGTCATTTGACACCACCAACTGCAGCGTCGCATTATCAATCCTGGAAAAATTGCACGTGCCTGAAGGTTGATGTTCCTCGGGCCTTAGCCCAAAGGCATAGCAATTGATACCAGAGTCAGGGTTGCGGGTATGATGCTGGAAAGGTTGAACAAGGTCGAAGTATGTCCCCTCACGTTCGGAGAAACGGTCCTGACCATTGAGCTGAAGCTTGGCGGTGACGACCGGGTTCTCTCCCCAGCAATGCATGTCAATGGCAGTCTCAGAGAGAACGAAAGTACCGGCATCAGTGACTCCAGATTGGTATCCAGAGTTCTTATCTTCAACATCGGCTCCATTGTCTGTACCCCAAGCAGCTCCCTCGTCGATTTTTGTTGTTCCACTGCCGATAGAAACAGAAGTTCTGTCAACAAACAATCCACCACCAAGTCCGCCTTTGGAAACACCGATAAAATCCTTCGAATCCTTCCCAATCGCATCCGCGCTGGCAAAGGCCGAAATGGCATTGGGAAGGGCATCTACGGCATCAGTATAGTTGAAAGGCTGGGCACCGAATGTCTTCCAAAGAAGGTTTTGAGGTCCATCGAGGGAGGCGCAGTAATCAACATGCTTGTCGGGCTGAACGACCCAAATAAGCTCCTTGCAAGGATGGTTAAAGTTGAGCTTGATCTTGTTGGAAGCGGAACCGACCGATTCATCTCCGGTGAATTGGAGTTGTTCGATGAGGTACTCGTGGGGGTTCTGGGCCATACGTCTGCGCTCATCGGTATCGAGGAAGATGTAATCGATGTAGAGGGATGCGGCGATGAGGGATTGACTGTATGCAGCGGAAACCTTCTTACCAGTAGATTCAAGTCCATCGACGGCCCAAAGGCATTCATCAATGGAGCGGAGATCGAGGTTAATCTTGACCTCGTGGTACTGGAGGGCAATGAGGGGAAGGGCGAGACCGGGGTTACGGCAGAACCAGAATTGGAGGGGAATGTAGAGGGTGGATTCGGGAAGGGCATTGCGCGGGGTGCAAGTCTGGTTTTGGACACCAGAGTCGGCGCACGGACCATCGACATCGGCAAAGTTGGGGTCGGTGAGGTAGGTGAGTTGAGTGGTGTGCCCAATCATCTTGTGGTACCCGCGCTCCTGCTCCTTGGAGAGGGTGAGCTGGTTCCAGATGTGCATCCAGTCACCATATTGGCGGTCAATGCGCTGACCACCAATCTCAACCTCAACCTGATTGATGATTTGCTCTCCGGGGAAATCGAGCCACCTGGCATAGACGTTGCCGTTAGCATTGAGGCCCTGGCCAATCTCAGGGAGAGTGACCTGGAGGTAAGTCCTGTAGGCGAGATCTCCGTTCCTGCTTACGGTGCAGGTAACCCTGCGCCCGAAATCAGCCTGACCGTTGAAGGTTTGCTCAATGGCCTCCATGGAGAAGTTGGTGTGACGACGGTACGTCACCTTCCAGAAAGTGATCTGGGGGTTTCCTGTAAGGTAGACATCCTGTGCGCCGTAAGCTACTAGTTGCATAAGTCCTCCTCCCATTGTGTTTATACAACTAGTAAAGATTAAAAATTCCGCAATGTCGCTTTTTAAATCTCCTATAGTTATGGGGGGCGGAGCCCCCCCCCAGACCCCCCGATTCGGGCAATTTATTCGGGTAATTGTGAGAATACATTCGGATACCTTCGGTAAATATATGCAGACAATTTCGCAGACAATTTCGCGGACAATTTCGCACCAAACAATGGTCACGAATTGAACCGTAACCACTCCCAAATTTCCCAAACCGGGGGTGTGGGGGCTGAGCCCCCAGGGGGTTGTGGGGGCGGAGCCCCCATTCGGGGGTTGTGGGGGCTCCGCCCCCAGGGTATGGAACTATCTCCTATATATAATGTAACAGATGAGCAGCAATACATTGTTTGTTGGGATTGGAGATTCGTCAATGTTACTATACACATCTCCGTTTTACAGTCTAGTGGGCTTTGCTGCGACGGGTTGTTTGTGGGTAATGTGGCAAATATTACAGAATTCGTTCGCTCGCACGATTGCACGTAACATGATAATGACCGCGGGAGCGGCGACTGTACGAATTGTCACGGATATGGCAATCACATTGTCGTGGCAGTGTTGTGTTATCGCGGCACATGTGGAGGTGGCGGTTGGCAAACTTCATCGTATGTACACACGCATACGGCCAAATTGGAAAAATGTCCGGCACAGCGATACGTTCTTGGACAAAGAATACGTGATTGAATCGGTTGGGGGACCGGATATCCGCCTGTTGGATGCCGCGGAGCGGCACGAGGTTGTGCGGGGCAGTACGGTGTTTGTAACCCAGGATGGGCGAACAGTCATGTTTGAGCAGGGGGAGATTGCAAGTGTCGCGGCTGCGGTGGAGCGGTTCGCTCGGCCGTGGGTTGCAAGTGAAGCGAACCGGTTCATTGAATGTGAGGTATCGGTGAGTGTTCCAGTGGGCGCAGAGACGAGCGACGGTGCGGCGATTGAGGTTTCGGGTCGATCGGTTAATTTGGCAGCTTCGGGAGGGACCGATGTATTGTTTGAGGGGAATCGATTGTTTACCCAGAATTTCTTTCATTGGTATGCGAGTCGATGCGGGTTATTGAAACACGGGAATGCGAAGCATTCGTGGAAGGATGTGGCGAGTTATCGTGTGGCCTGTATCGATGCATCGATAAATTCCTTTGTAATAGATGATGTGTCGAACAATTACATGAAACTGACAGTTGGAAGTACAGAGGGGTCGATTGGAAGCACAGAGGGGACGACTGGAACGGGCGATTATTCGATCGAATCGAATGTTCGATTCTAAGGTTCGAACGATTCGAATCGAAACAAACGTTCGATACAAAATTGAAACGATATAGATGTAAGTATAGTATTAATAATACAATGGAGCATCACCTTACATCGACCGTACCAAAGTCGTCAACGAAAGACGCGACCCCGGTTTTCGTTGACGGGACTGCGGTCGCCGGGAAAACATCGGGGTCAAAAAAGCTGAATGATACGTGGGTTGCATGGGCGCATTTGCCTCACGATACGGACTGGAGTGTCCGGAGTTATAAAGAGTTGTGCGAGTTTAGCACTATAGAGGAGACGTGTTGTTTGGTGGAAACGATTCCCGACAATATGATCCAGAATTGCATGTTATTTGTGATGCGCAAGGGAATCGATCCATTGTGGGAGCATCCGCGGAATAGAATGGGTGGATCATTCTCTTATAAGATTGATACTTCCAAGACTCCAGTGGCGTGGCGTGAATTGTTGTGTTGTTTGGTGGGTGAGGTATTGGTCAAGAGTGATCATGTGGGAGAAACGATTACCGGGATCACTATATCCCCCAAGCGCAACTTTTGTATTGTTAAAATCTGGTTGTCTACTTGTGTCCACCAGAACCCCAAGATTATCACAACGATGAATCATATCAAGCCCGACGGATGTTTGTTCAAGAGACATCAGCCTGAATATTGAGGCGAACGATTGCGTTTGATATCGATATATACTTTCGTTTAGGATGTTGGAGGAGTGGAGGTTGGGGGCGGTCGAGCCCCATTTGCCCGCGTGGCGCAATTGGATAGCGTGTACGCCTTCGAAGCGTGAGGTTGCGAGTTCGAGCCTCGTCGCGGGCTGGGAGGGAGGTGTGGTTGGATTGTTTGGTGTGGGGGGCGGTCGAGCCCCCAATTACGGGGGTGTGGGGGGGCGGTCGAGCCCCCAATTACGGGGGTGTGGGGGGCGGTCGAGCCCCCCATTTGCCTGCGTGGCGCAATTGGATAGCGTGTACGCCTACGAAGCGTGAGGTTGTGAGTTCGAATCTTACCGCGGGCTGTTTGTTTGTGCGAGGATCGCAACTGTTACCTTGATTGTTAAACAATGTTATATATTTTATTAGTCGAGTGATTCGTCTGTCTCTATACAGTTTATACAACTCAAATGTTCCAACT